AGGAGCGTAAAATGGAAAACGACAAAATAAAAACTTCACGTGCGAGTCAGACGAGAGCTAAAGAAGAGCTTAAAAAAGTTTGGACTCCACCCAACTCACTTGATGCACCACCAGCGCCAACTGGATATAGACATCAATGGATACGTGCCGAGATACTCGGACAAAACGATGCTAAAAATGTAGCATCATCTTTGAGAGAAGGTTATGAATTAGTGAGAGCTGATGAATACCCAGAATCTCAATATCCAGAGATGACTGAAGGCAGATACGCAGGAGTCATTGGAGTGGGAGGCCTTTTGCTGGCAAGGATACCGGAAGAGATCGCGATTCAAATCGATGCTTATTATAAAAAGCAAAACGATGCGAAAGAGGAAGCAGTAGAAAACGATCTCATGAGGGAACAGCACCCAAGTATGAAATTCCAAAAGGAATCTAATACTCGTGTAACCTTCGGTGGTACAAAGAAAAGCTAAACTATTAGCAATTCCTATCCAACGAATTAACTAAACTATAAAAGGAAACTAAACTATGGCAAATGCAAGTACAACTGGTTTTGGCTTAAGAACAGTGATGACGCTTGGAAATACTCCAGCGACTTCAGGACAATCTGAGTACAAAATCAAATCAGGCCTAGGTGTTGGTATCTTCAAAAATAACCCAGTGTCTATCCAGGATTCTTCTGGCGACGAGGGTTTCATACAAGATGCAAGTTTCGCAACAACTGATGATGGTGGACAAGGTGGAGCAACGTTCGATAATTCAGGACATGCGCCTCTAATTGGTGTATTCAATGGAGCTTTTTTCATAAATAGCTCTTCAGGTAAACCAACGTTCGCAAATTCAGTTGCAGCAAGCACAACATTTGGGACTAACTATAATACAGGCAGCAGCGACGGTATAGGTTTTGTAAATGACAACCCTTTTCAAGAGTATGTTGGAAAAGCGGATGCGGCAGTTACTCAATCAATGTACGGAAGCGCTGGCTTTAACGTAAACAGCTTCAACGCTGGCGATGCTAAGGACGGGCAATCAACTGTTACTTTAGACATTGGTGGTGGATCTGCTGGAACTCACATGTTTAAACTTGTGAGATCTGCTGACGATCCAGAAAACAATGATAATGGTAATGTTGGTTCAAACCAAGTCGTAGTAATTGCACCGGCTAGTAGCTTGTACAATTAATAGTAGAATAGGAGTATAAAACTATGGCAATATCAAGAGCACAACTAGTTAAAGAACTAGAGCCAGGTCTGAATGCACTATTCGGACTTGAGTACAAACAATATGGCGAGCAGTGGGCTGAAATTTTTGAGACAGAAACATCTGATAGAGCTTTCGAAGAGGAAGTAATGTTAGCAGGTTTCTCAAACGCGGCAGTTAAACCTGAAGGACAAGGTGTAACTTTCGACGACGCTCAAGAAACTTTCACAGCTCGTTACACTAACGAAACGATTGCATTAGCATTCGCTATCACAGAAGAAGCTATCGAAGATAACTTGTATGACAGACTTG